AGTATATCCACCTAATGGTGGTAAAGACTATGTAGTACCTCATCCTAGTAAGGTTGAGCAAATGAAAGAAAATGGTTGGGTTGAAAAACCTGTGAGTAAATCAAAGTCAAAGGAGAAATCAGATGGCGAATCATAAAGGCTCAGAGGGAGTCGTTAAAATAGGTACAAATCAAATTGCAGAGGTAAGAGATTGGAGTCTTTCTGAAACTGCTGAAACAATTGATGATACAGCAATGGGTGATACTGCAAGAACCAGAAAATCCTCTTTGACATCAGCAAGTGGTTCATTAAGTTGTTGGTGGGATGAAACAGACGCTAACGGACAAATTGCAATGCAAGCAGGAAGTGAAGTGGCATTGAAGCTATATCCCGAAGGTGCTGATAGTGGAGATTATTTTGCAAGTGTTACAGCAATTATTACTACGCAAGATGCAAGTGCTACAATGGATGGTATGGTAGAAGCGTCTTTTTCTTGGGAGTCTAATGGTGCTGTTACTTGGGCAACTGTGTAATGTATGAGTGTTCTTGATAACGCAAAATCCCACTTTGACAGCCTAGAAACAAAAGCTATTGAGGTGGAAGAATGGAGTACAGTTATATACGCTACTCCATTTACGATGGGCGAGAAAAAGAAACTCTGGAAACATGCTAAAGAAGATGATATTGAGTTTATGGTAAGAACCTTAATATTAAAGGCTTTAAATAAAGATGGCTCAAAGATGTTTTCTATTGAAGATAAGATTACATTAATGAATCATGTTGACCCAACGGTAATAGTACGAGTTGTAGGTGAAATATCGGTAGCAGACACTATTGATGAAATGTCGGGAAACTAATAAGCGATTCCGAGTTAAAAGGAAAGTATGAACTTGCGAATCGCTTACACAAGACTGTAGCAGAAATTGATGCGATAACAGTTGAGGAGTTTAACGGATGGATTGCCTACTTCCAATTAAAGGATAAAGATGGCAATTAATCAAATCGCAAACCTCGGAGTAAAAGTTGACCCACGAGGTGCAGTCACGGGTGCTAACAAAGCAAAACGAGCAATTACTGGTATTGGTAATTCTGCTCGTAATGTTAAAAATCGCATAATGTCTATGCAAGGTGCTTTGCTTGGACTTGGTGCTGGTGCGTTAATTAAGTCTATTATTACTACTGCTTCTGAAGTTGAAAGTTTACAAGTAAGATTAAAATTCTTAACAGGTAGTGCTGAAGATTCGGCAAAAGCGTTTGAAACAATGAACGAATTTGCTAAAAAAGTACCATTCTCACTAGAAGATATTGAAAAAGCATCACCATTACTACTTACAGTAGCTAAAGATGTAGACGAATTAAACGAATTACTAGAAATAACTGGCGACATCGCAGCCGTTTCTGGACTTTCTTTTGATAAAACAGCAGAACAATTACAAAGAGCAATGGCTAGTGGTATTTCTTCCGCAGATCTATTCCGTGAGCGTGGAGTTTCAGCCTTTTTAGGATTTGAAGCTGGTGTGTCAAAAACTGGTAAAGAAACAGCCGAGATTATTAAAAAAATGTTTCGAGAAGGCACGACAACAGCAAAAGGGGCAACTGAAGAATTAAAAGACACATACCAAGGTCAAGTGTCTATGATGCAAGACGCTTTTCGTGAACTAAAACTTGTTATTGCAGACGCAGGGGTTTTTGAATTAACAGCACAAGCAGTAAAAAATATAACCGATATATTAAAAGATGAAGAAACTCTAGCAAAAATGAAATCTTTCGGTGAAGGCATAACAACTATTGGTAAAGCAATGGGTTCAATGATTGGTGCTTTTATGGGTTTACCACCGTATGTAAGAGATGCTGGAATTATTCTAGCATTTTTAGGTGGCAAAAAAGTTAAATTAGCTGTTGCCACAGTCACAGCACTTTCTTTGGGTCTTGATAAAATACAAAGTGTTTTTGATGATTTAAGAAAAAAAGAGTCTTTTAATGTCGATGCTTTGTTTTTATCTAAAGAGGATAAAAATAAGCAACTTGCTGATTTACAAAATTTTGTACATGATTACACAAATAGCTTAAAAGCTGTTTTTGATATCAATGAGTTTTTAAGTGGCAGATTAGATATGGGTGAAGTTTTAGATATGACAGACAGGAGAGGACTTCCCGAACACTTACTTTTACTTTCAGAAAGGTCTGACTATGTTACACATAGTTTTCAAAGACTGAAACCTGCTACAGAGATTATGGGTGAAAAATTTGATGAGATGGCTCGAAAAACTGCTGAAGCAAATGAAAAAGTAAAAGAATTTTCTGACGGTCTAGCAGACAATATTGAAGATTCAATTATGCGAATGACACAAGGATTAATGTCATTTAAAGATGTTGTTAAAAATGTATTCCAATATGTAGCGATGCAAATGGTTAGAAATAATATAGCTAAACCATTAGCTTCTTCACTATCATCAATTATTTCGGGTGCTGTTGGCGGTTTTGCAACTGGTACTTCAGGTATCTTTCCAACAAAAAGAGCAAATGGTGGTAATGTAAATGCAGGTCAGCCATACATGGTTGGAGAGAAAGGAGCAGAATTATTTGTACCACAAAATTCGGGAACTATAGTGCCTAATAACAAGATGGGGGGTCAAACAATAAATGTTACATACGCACCTCAAGTAAATGCGTTAGATCCAAAAACAGCACAATTAGTTATTTCTGAAAACGCACCTACAATTGTAAATGCTGTAAGAGAAGCGTTTAATCAAAATGGTCAAGAGGTCTTAATATGAGTTTTCCCACAACACCAGTAGCTAATTACATTGCAATTACAAGCATTAACCCAACATACACGAGCGTTACACATTCGTTAAAAAGACAGGTACGCTCAAGAGGTGGACAAAGATGGCAGATTGAAGCTACATACCCACCATTAAACAGAACAACTTTTGCTCCTTTGTGGGCGTTTGCTCAAAAACAAAAAGGGCAATTTGGAAGTTTTAGTTATACACCACCTGTGTATTCAAATACTAGTGGCACAGCTACAGGAACATTGCTAGTTAATAATAGTAGTGGATATGTGGCAGGTTCTACAACAATAGCTTGTGATGGCTTGACAGGTACATTGAAAGCAGGTGATTTTATAAAGTTTAATGGACACGACAAAGTTTATTCTGTCGTTGCAGATGGCTCAACATCTTTAATAATCGAACCCCCACTTCTTGAATCTGTTGCTAACAATGAAGCGATTACTTACAATGCTGTACCATTTACAATGGCTTTTACTTCCGATACTCAACAAATGACAGTTGGAGTTAATGGTTTTGTAAACTACAGTATAAAATTAGTTGAGGTAGTTTAATGGACAGAGGCTCAACAACAGCATTTCAACAAGAAGTTGTTAAATATGCTAATAGACCAGTACATTTAGCTGAAGTAATTTTTGATGACGAAAATGTCTACATGAATGATGGCTACAAGGACATTGTTTATGATAGTAAGACTTACATAGCTGTTGGTCATTTTATGGGTTTCTCGAACATTGTTGAGGCTGTAGAAGTTATTGTAAGTAAAGTAACTCTTAGTTTGTCAGGCGTTGACCAATCTATGATTTCAAGATTTTTAAACAAAGAATATCTAGACCGTACTGTTAAAATTTATACTGCTTTTTTAAATTCATCACAAACACTAATAGCTAACCCTGTGTTAATTTTTGAGGGTCGTATGGACACACCTGTAATTGCAGATGACCCAATAGGTGGTAGTTCTATTGTATCTGTGACAGCAACTAACACTTGGGTAGACTTTACAAGAAAAACAGGTAGACACACAAACCATGAAGAACAACAGATATTTTTTACAGGTGACAAGGGGTTCGAGTACGCATCAGAAATTGTTAAAGATATTACATGGGGGAAGGCAGGTTGAACCCAGATGTTGAAATTCGACTACATCATTACATTGAAACACAAATTGGGTTGCCCTTTGAGTTTGGTGTAAATGATTGTCCGTTATTTACTCTAGGTGCTATTGACATTATGCTTGGTACGGAACACCGAGCAAAGTTTACTGGTAAATGGAAAGACCAAAAGACAGCGTGGAAATATGCTAAGAAAAATGGTGACATATACGCACATTTATTAAAGTGGGGGTTTAAAAGAGTAAATATACAATTTGTGCAAGTAGGTGACATAATAATCATGGCACAAGATTTAGCACATGCAAAAAAATGGAGATCTGTTTCTGTTTGTATGGGGTCTAAAGTTGCTATAGTGACTGAAGATTATGGAGTACAATTAGTTGGGATTCGTGAAGTACCTAATGTTACAGGAGTTGTAAGATATGGCAGTTAGTGTAATTTCAATTGGAGCATCAGCTTTATCAAGTTATGTAGCAGGAGCAGTTGGTGGTGGCATAGCAGGACAAGTTATAGGTGCTGTTGTAGGTACAGTTGTTGCAGGTGCTTTAACTGGTGCTGTTACAAAAGAACAGGAAGTAGAACAAATAACTGAACAACAAGCTAGTGCCTTATTAAACAAATCGTCAAACAATGCACCTTTGCCAGTTATATACGGATTACGCAAAGTAGGTGGTACTCGTGTGTTTATGGAAACAAGTGGTACTGATAATGAGTACCTACACGTTGTTATTGCTATGTCAGAAGGCGAAATTAACTCATTTGAGAGCGTTTATTTAAATGACATAGTATCAAGTGACTCAAGGTTTTCAGGCGTTTTAAATGTATATACGCATACAGGTACAGATAATCAAACTGCTGATTCTAATTTAGTTGCAAGTGTACCAAACTGGACATCTGCACATAGACTGCGTGGTACATCTTATGTTTATGTAAAACTTAAATTTGACCAAGATGCTTATCCTCAAGGTTTGCCTACAATAACTGCTGATTTAAAAGGCAAAAAAGTTTATGACCCTAGAAATAGTTCTACTGCATGGAGTGATAACCCAATCTTATGTATTAGAGATTATTTAACAAACACTAGATATGGAAGGGGCATTTCTACTTCTTTAATTGATGATACTTCTTTTAACGCATCAGCTAATTATTGTGATGCTAATGTGAGTATTGGTGGTGTAACTAAAAAACGCTACACACTAAACGGAATTGTTAATACTTCGCAAGGGTCAATGACAATATTAAAACAATTGTTGACTGCATGTAAAGGTTTTCTTATATTTAGTGGTGGTAAATATAAAATTATTATAGATAAACCCGAAACATCTACATTTACATTTGACGAAGATAACATTGTCGGTAAATGGACAATTGGATTAGGGTCAAAAAAGAATCAATTTAACCGAATCCGTGCTAATTTTATTAATTCTGACAAGCAATGGCAACCTGACATTGCAGTAGTAGAGTCCAGTACATTGCGTACAAAAGATAACGGTTTATTATTAGAAAAAACAATTAGCTTACCGTTTACGACAGATATTGATAGAGCAAAAATGATTACAACTATAAACTTAAATCAATCAAGACAGAAGATTAGTTGTGAGTTTAATTCTACAATTGAAGGATTAAGAGCCGAAGTTGGAGATGTTGTTTATATTAAACATTCTACAGTTGGTTGGCAGTTCTTAAATGCAAATGCAGGTAAAAAATTCAGAATAACTAGATTAACTTTACAAAATAATGATGAGGTGCGAGTACAAGCTGTTGAGTATTCTGATGATTCTTATAATTATGGAACAATTTTTCAAAGTGATACTGCTCCAAATACTAATCTACCCGATGTAACGCAAACAAAAATACCTGTAAACTTAGTTGTGACAGAGCAATTATATGTAACAAATACAAGTCAAGGTGCTCAAGTCCGTGCAAATCTATCTTGGACAAAGCCGACTGACGCTTTTATTCAATATTACGAAGTTGAGTATGCTGATAGTACAGGTGTATTTGAATTTGTTACTCAAACAAGGTCAACATCTGCACAAGTAAACAATTTAAAAGCAGGAACTTTTACTTTTAGAGTGCGTTCAGTAAATACTATAGGGGTTAGATCGGCTTACACTACAACAAGTAGCGTATTAGCAGGTTTAACAACACCACCTGCATCCTTAACTAGCTTTTCGGTACGAGCAATTGATGGCTCGGCACACTTAGAATGGGATAGGTCTACAGATTTAGATGTATTGCATGGTGGTTTTA